CGTTGTTGCTGGGGCGTGCCATCAGCGGTCCGCCGGAAGATGATGCAGGAACGCCTGTGCGGTGCGGCCCACCAGATTCCACACGGCAATAACACCAGCCATCAACGCCGCTTCAAAGTAACTGAAACCGAACACTTCGACTGTCAAAGGTGATGCGGTAGCACCAGCAACAAACGTAGCAACCGCCCGACGCAAAGCCTCACGATAATCCATATCAATTCTCCCTATCAAGATGCCACTCAATGTGGCCGTCCAACCTGTCGTCAATCTTATCAACCTTAGTGTCGATCTGTTGCAACAGTTCACTGTTGCGGTTGTGGTCCCTGTTGTTTTCCCGTCTGGTCTTTTCAATCAGGGTAGCAATAATCCCACTAGGAGCCAAGACAACCAACACGATCTGCAACCAAGATGACATGGCAAATCAATTCACCCGTTCCGGCACAACACCATTAGCCTCAGCGTTGCCAAGGATGTCCCGCTCACGCTCCCTGAGCGTGGCACCATGAAAGTTATCCCGACCGTAAGTAAATCCAAGGTTCACCGACTTTACATGACAGCCGAAACAAATCGCACCACGGCGAGGAACAACATCAAACGTGAATGTTCGACCACAATTTTCACAAATAAGAGTACCCATTACAAATGTCTTGCCCGTTCTAATCAGATTTGTGCGGCTTTTCGCACGTTATGGGAACCAATCGGTATTCTGCCGGGGGGTTCCTCACGGGAAATGAACTGCTCCCACCACATCAAACTATTCTTCGGCGGAGTTCGATCCGGCATATACTCCGGCAAATACACATACTTCAACATCTGATTCGCCAACGCCAACGAAATCACACGGTCATCATGCGGCGACCCAGACATCCTACCATTCTCCTTGCGAACATACGTCCGCAACTCCCCGATAGTCAACTGGCACAACACAACAATCTGCTCGTCACGCAACGATGCAGACAACTCGTCAATCATCAACGGTTTCGTGCTACTGGTGGTGCGCCACCCCAACGTATCCGTCGGCGTAGGCCGCACCACACCCAACTTACGTTGCCGATAAATATTCTTATAGCCATACCCCTGAAGAGACTTCAACGTAGTTAGACCATGATTGTTGGATTCGACACCAATCAACGCAGAGTTATACATCCACCCCAACTCCGCCAACATCACACCAAACAAATCCGGTGCGATATGCCCATGATAGTGGGCGACCACAACACCTGTCTCTGCATCCACAACATGAGCAGAACTGTAGTCGCCATGCGCCAAACCCTCAGCAACGTCAGCACCAATCACATACACCCCGTCATCCGTCGCCTCCTCCCACATACTGAACGGCCCCTCAGATGTCGGTGACGGAACAAACTCTGCATATTCTGTATCGTTATACTTCAGGTCCCCGACATCCGGTGCTTGCACCGGCATGTCGTTCAACGCATCAATATCAAAGACAGGGTTGCCAGACTTGATAAACGCTTCCTCAGGAGAACGTGGATACTCCTGATGCAACTGCCACAACGGAGTCGTGCGTTGCTTTACTTCGTACCATGCTTCGTCCCGGTCACCAGCAGACCACGGAAAAAATAATCCGCTGAATAGATTAGTGCCGGTTTGTGAACCGACCCACATCTGGTGGAAAAAGTTACCGGACCCGTTCGCCGTAGACAACGTAATAATACGTCCACCCACATCAGCAATCGGCTCAATAGATGCCCACGCCTCCTCACTGTTCGGAAGGAACGCCATCTCATCCACGATCACCAGATACACCGACTCACCACGGGCAGGATCATTCGATGACGGCAACGACTCAACCGCCGACTCATTATCAAACACCATCTTCAACTGGTGATCCGTGATCTGAGAAGGGCCACGTTCCTTCATCCACTGCGGTAGCCACCGATACCCATACTTGGATTTCTGCAATAGTTTGGCGGCTTCACGTTCCGTCCGGGACAACATAACAATAAACCTGTCAGACCAGAAGAACACCAGCCAGAAAGCGTATGCCGCCGCCAACGTAGAAAACCCGATCTGACGGGCCTTTAGGACAATGTTGTAGCGGTTGGTGTGCCACGCCTCAATAGTCTGTTGCTGGGCTTCCCGTAGTTCAAACAGTATCCGTCCCCGTTCCGGGTGCCGGATAAACCAATAGTTCTCACAGAAATAGAAGAACCCTTGGATTTGTTCTTCGGGGCTGTCGCCACCTTTGCAGGAACGCCATTCACGTTCCAACAACAATTCATTTAGTTCCATAAAATTTTACTGCGGTACAGTATACGGCTTTCGCTTCGACCATCTGGGGGGCAGAACAACCAGCAAGTCTAGCGATTTGCCTGCGTTCTTCCACAATGCTACATCACGGGAACCGACCCCGCTGGAGGTTGCGGTCTTGAACGTAGTCGTAAACGCCGTGACCGATTCCGAACTGGTGCCAGCGGACACAGACTGACGCAACGCCGCCTTGGCGGCAACAATCGTGTGTGTACCCAAACCAGACCCAGTAGCGGTTTCAATGGCGGTACGCAAACCGGCGGCTGTCTGGGTGCCAGCACCGGACCCTGTGGCCGTTTCCAACGCAGTTCGTAGTCCGGTAGCGGAGTCCCCTGCGGTGGCACCTCCGGTACCGGTTGCGGTACGGGGAATAATGTTTACGCCTACAGCGGAGCCGGTGCTGGTGCCGGAGCCGGTGGCGACGGCACCCTTCTCTCCCGTATACAACACATCGGATCGTGGGTACAGCGTGTAGTGGTTCCTATAGCCACGGTAGATGGCGGAGACATCGACAGTCGTATAGGTGACAGTGGAGGTTCCGGTGCCAGAACCAGTGGCAGTCTGCTCAACAATGTTTGGCCCCTGATAGGTGGCCGTCGCTTGGTTGTACGGACGATCAGGGTCCGTATAAGCGTTGATTACCTCAACGCCTTCAAAGGTAGCGTTAGGCTGGTCATAGGTGTTGGTGTCGTCGTAGATCAACGACATGATCAATCACCTAAGTCGATCTGTACCCAACTAGTGGTGTCCTCATCCCAGTTATAACGCTCACCATCATCCGGGTAGGCGACCGGCGCATCCCACTGGCAAGTGTCCTCGTTCAGTACCCATGACGGGAACGGTTGAGGCGGGATGAAAGCATCACGCCCGTCATCGTAAGTAAACCCGACACCCGCATAGTTCTTGCGAATGTTGCCGTTATATGAGGTGCGGACACAACGCTGATTGCGAAACTCACCGTAATAGGTTTCCCAATCAGAGATACCGTCAACAACTTCATCTTCGTTGCAACCGACAATAACTTCGGTCACAATGTTGTTGTCGTCAAGAAATGCGTAGTGGGCCATTACCAAGTCACCGTCCCGGTACCAGCAGTGAATTGAATTACAGTATCGCCGCCGGACGTTGAAATACTGTAAGTCAAACCGGCAGAGATTGTTGGTTCAATACCTTTGAATCTCAGAACAACAATTCCAGAACCACCATTTCCACCCGGAGTAAAAATAGTTGCTCCTCCACCACCACCAGTATTAGCATCGCCATTATTAGCGCCACTGTAATTCACACTGCTGTTTCCGCCGCCACCTGAACCACCAGACAAGTTGGAGCCACCAGATCCAGCGCCACCACCGCCACGGGTGACACTAGAACCGGTAATTGTAGAAGCACGACCATTTCCACCGTTGCCGGGGATGTTATTTCCGTTGCCGCCAGCCCCACCAACAGCGGCGGCACCGCCGCCTCCAGCGCCGCCAGTTCCGTCCGCACTGCCAGCAGATCGGGATGCGCCACCGGCATAACCCTGACCGCTTGTTCCGCTACCGGGACTACCAACTTCTCCCTGATAACCGTACCATCCGCCGACACCGCCACCGGAACCGCCGTTACGGGTATTGCCAGTGCTACGGTATGGTCCACCATGACCACCCCTAGTGCTGGTAATGTTTGCAAATACAGAGTTGTTGCCAACCGAATTAGCGCCGCCAGCACCAACGGTTACCGTATAGGCGGTTGCAACTGTTGGGACAAATGCCGACTCGGCGGCGGCTCCGCCACCGGACGTTTCATTATTCCACGCTGACCGGTAACCGCCTGCGCCACCACCACCGTTGTATCCGCCATTTACACGGCCTGCTCCGCCGCCGCCAGCCACAACCAAATAGTAAACTTCCGCAGGAACACCAAGTCCTGCACTGGTCACACCGGCAATAGTAGAAAGACGCATCAGGCGCTCAAATCGCCAACAACCACCCAAACATCGGTCGCACGTTTGATCAACGTGGCCGCACACCACTGGGCAGACAACTTCAAGTTCCCGTCCTTAGAGTTGATCGTCACACCAGCGCCAGCCGCCAAAGTCGTCTGGCCCGCACCAGTCTGCAAAACCAGAATCTGGGCACCGACAGGGAACGCAACACTAGAGTTCGGCGGGACGGTCAACGTGTTCGCTGA